TAGCCGAGAAAACAAAGACGCAATACGCCCCGCGCTACTCTACCTGAACTCACGGTCGCTCAGGGCGTCTACAGCCACGAACATAGCGCGGTTTAGTCCAAACGTATATGACGGCCCCGCAATTATATTTCCCGCGTTAAACGAAAAGGGAGAGGTTCAGGGGGTGCAGTCGGTACTTTTAACTGTGGATGGAAAGAAGCGTATACACAACGGTATATCCAAGTATAGCCGAGGCGTCATAGCGGGTAACGTCATGCGTATCGGAGACGAACACGACAGAGGCGCAATAGTTATGGTCGAAGGACCAGAGGATGCGCTGTCGGTTCATCAGGCAACAAGGAGCCACGTTGAAGCCGTAATCGTGTGTACTTTTGGTAAAGCAGGGATGCAGACGTATAACGTCCCCCGCGCTTCGGATGTAACGATCTGTGCAGACCCCGACCTAGACGTCGAGAAATGTGCAGACGTGCTAAGGGGCGACGGTAGCACGTCTGTGTCGGTAGTCAGGTTTGATAGCTTGGGCGTTGAGAATGTCAAAGACGCAAACGACTACTTAAAGGAGGCCGGCGAGGAGAAATTGAGGCAAGCCCTCGCCGGCGCTAAAAGCGTCGAGCAAGTCAAGCAGGAGACAATCGAGGCGGAGCGCCAGTGGCCGACGCCTTACGACCCAGTCGATCCCGCAAGCATACCAAAGAGGCGGTGGATCTATGAGCGTCATTACATTCGTTCTAACGTGTCTGTATTAGCGTCGGCGGGTGGCGTTGGTAAGACGTCGATGCAAACCGTCGAGGCGCTTGCCATTGTGACAGGCAAGCCGCTACTTGAGGAACGCGTTATAGAGCCTTGTAATGTCTGGCTGATTAACCTCGAAGATCCTATGGAAGAGATGCAAAGGCGTCTCGCTGCGGCGATGATCCACTACGAGATCAAAGCCGACGAGGTTCGAGGTAAGCTGTTTCTCGATGCGGGTCGGGACTTGCAGATCATTTTCGCAAAGCAGTCGAGAGACGGGCTAGACGTTGACGACGAGCTACGCGATTACATGGCCAATAAAATAAGAGAAAATAATATCGGCTTGGTAATTGTAGACCCGTGGGTCGGCGCCAACTACATCAACGAAAACGATAACATGGCAATGAACGCGGCGGTCGCAAGCGTCCGACGTATAGCCGACGAGACGGATTGCGCTTTCGTCTTAACGCACCACATCCGCAAGGGTAACGGCGACGACGCGACCGTTGACAGTATTAGGGGCGCAGGATCTTTGATCGGTGCAGCTCGTGCGGCGAGGGTCATTAACAAGGTTAGCCAAGAAGACGCATTAAAGTTAGGCGTCAGCGAGAGCGAGGCGTTGGGTATATTCCGCATAGACGACGGCAAAGCGAACCTAGCTCCGCCCGCAGAGAAGGCGCTGTATCGTCGTATGTTAGGCGTGCAGCTTCCAAACGAGGAATATGTGGGTGTAGCCGTACCGTTTAAAATGCCCGACCTGTTCGACGGAGTTACAACGAAAGACGCTCGCAAGGTTCAGCAACTGGCAGCCGAAGCCGAGAAAAACGAAGATCCATACAGGCAATCGATGCAAGCTAAGAACTGGATCGGCGTTGCCGTCGCTGAGGTGTTAAAGCTAGACCTAGAAAAGCGACACGAAAAAGCTAAGGCCAAGGCAATCGTCAAGCAGTGGATCGATTCGGACGTGCTAAGGCTCGATCAATACATGAGCAAGCGACACGGTCGGGAGGTTCCTGTCGTGATAGCGGGTACACTTATAACACGAGAGGAGGCGGGGCTATGAGCAAACACAGTCTAAAGTCCAAGCGTAGACATCCAGACGCTCCACGGGAGCGCATAACGGTTGGCCATATAACATTCGAGATGTGCCCAACTAACGCGACGTTTGCGCTCATAGCGGGCGACGCGGTGCAATCGAAAGACAGGAAGCCGCTGTTCTCAGGGATCATCGAGCCGGAGATGGAAAAGGAATTACGTCGGGTCGCTTTCAGATTTAAGTCGATACTGGAGGCGAGGAAGTGAAGCGTCCATACTACGAGACGGAGCAAGACCTACAGAACGAACGCCAAATCGCCAAGATCATTGAGGAGGTGCATAACTGCAAGCTCATCAAAATGCCGATTAAACTCAGCTTGGACTTTATGGCGGTGAGAGACGGCAAGGCGGTGGCGTTTATCGAGGCGAGGCAGCGCAAAAACAAAATGGACAGGTATCCGACGTACATGATCAGCTTATACAAAGTTATGATGGCAAAGCAGCTAGAAGCGACGACGGGTTTGCCGTCTCTGCTTGCAGTGCAATTTAGCGATAAATTTGCTATGATAAAGCTACCGCCAAAGAATATAGAAACTCGAATAGGCGGTTCAACTAGCCGCAACGATCCGCAAGACATCGAGCCGGTCGTACATTTCAACATTAGCCAGTTTAAGGTGGTGAAGCATGAGCTACGATAAAAACATAATAGCCCAAATCATATATGACGACGAAATGGGAGCCGTGGTCGAGTGGAATAAAAACGAAATAAATATAAACGAAGATTCAGACTGGGAGGATGTCGCGTTTGCGCTGAGCGCGTGCAAGGATGTGCTAGCAGATGTTACAGTGATGCACGCGCTTTTAGATGTTATGATGAAAGAGGGGTGTGATGTCACAATTCATTAACTTCCACACCTTCCACACTTGTGGTGTGGTGGGGTGTGGTAAGTGTGGAGAATATACGCAAAAACCTTCCACCACACCACTACGCCTATATAAGGCGTGGTGTGGGGGTGGTGTGAAGCGTATTCAATTTAAGGTGTGGAGATTTTAATATGAAAAAGAGAGTTACTAGTAATCGTGCGAAGCGTAGGGGAAAGGATGTCCTTGGCCATGTGGAGAATAAGGGAGATACGATTAGCGTTGCAGTATGGGGTCAGCTTGCTCCTCTGGATAAGATTGCAAAAGATAAAGTTGAGAAGTGGGGTGATAGGTTAACTTCACTCGTTAGCCCAAATACTGCGGGAAAGTTTGAAGCCGCTTATGAGGCGCTTGGTAAAGCTGTCAAAGATAACGACGTTATGAGAACACATAAGTTAGCGGGTCAGCTTATGAAGGGTTGGCAAGTGCTAGAGGATGAGGCGCTCAGCAACGGGCATGAGCCTCTACATGGAGACGCCTATTGCGTTGAAATGGAGGAAGGTGACATCGTGTGCTTCGCTCTCAATGAGGTGAGAAAAATACGGGAGCAAAATCCAAGTTGGACGGTGTATAGTTTTGAGGATGCTGCGAGAGTTTTAAGGGAAGACTTTTCGTCTAGGTTTCTAGATAATGCGTTTAATACGTTTCCAAATGCAAAGGTAACGGAAGTGGTTAGAAATGGTGAGCCTGTTAACTGGGCTTTAGGAGGGGATGAAATACCGTGGTAAAAATGGATAGAGATGAAATATTAAAAGAAGCAATGCGTATCATAAATACTGATCGTAATTCTGATTACGGAGACGCTAAAGAGAACTTTGATAATACGGCTAAACTTTGGTCGGCTTATACTGGGTATGAGTTGGGAGCCGTTGACGTTGCAGTTATGATGATGCTTGTTAAAATATCAAGGATCAGAGTGTCGCCAGATAAAGTAGATCACTTCGTGGATCTCTGTGGCTATGCGAGCTTATGCGGAGAGATCGGTTCAAATGGTGGGTGAAATAGGAAAAGCCAAAGTCGCGGCAATAGAGGAAGCGGGAGAGGATCAAATCCTTGACCGCATTTCAACTGGCACGTCAGTAAGGACATTAATGAAGGAGTTCAATGTCGGGTACAAGTTATTTGCCGTTTGGCTTGATAGCTCTGAAGGTAGGCGGGGTAGATACGAAGCAGCGCAAAACGAAGCGGGACACTTTTATGCTGAGCGTGCAGTCGATACGGCTCAAAGCGCTCAACCTGAAGACGCTAATGTTTCACGTCTTAAAGTTGATACCGATAAGTGGATGGCGTCAAAGCTTAACCAGAAATACGATACAAGGCAAAGAGACGTCGCGATAAACATAAGCGTTAATGATTTGCACGCTCAGGCAGCGCAGTTACTTGATGACGTGATCGAGGGTGATGCTGAGGAGGTTGAACGTTGAAATTACACATTAGCTCACAATCGCGTATGTGCGCGGGCGCGTGCTTCAATTGTACAATTTTGTCAAGTTTTGTGTTATTATTAGTGTCGTTTTTGTGCAATTTAGGAGGGCGTTTTCGCTAAGTCATTGATTGCATTACATAAAACAGTTAACATAATACAGATTATCGGAATCCAACTTGTTTTTTCAGGATTTATGCTTTTTGACCCCCCCCCTTTTTTTAACAAGTCGGTGCAAAAGCCAATGACCTCGAAACGCACACGCGCCCCCAGAAGGAGAAACGAATGAACGCCTCAATAGACAACCCGTTTTTAAAATTGATGAAACGATACCGCTCTGATCCTGTTTTATTTGCCAAGGAGGTGATCGGGGTGACCCCTGATGATTGGCAATGCGAACTCCTCGAAGCTGTAGCGAACCCAGAGATCAGACGCGTAACTTGTAGGTCGGGCCACGGGGTAGGAAAAAGTACGGCTGTAGCTCTTGCAGCCGTGTGGCACGTTTTGATGCGTGTTCCCTCGAAGACGGTTGTGACGGCCCCCACGTCTGCTCAGCTTTTTGACGCTTGTTTTGCTGAAATGAAAAATGTTGCCAAGCGTCTGAAG